AAGTGCAGTGATGCTGACCTCGAGTACCTGGTAGCCCAGCGCTTGCGCACAGAGCACGCTATCAGCCCCACTACATTCAATGTAATTAAGGAAGGGCGCAACAATAGCAGACTATTAGATAACTCTCACGTTCAAGATGTAGCGCAATGCAACGTAGTGCAACATGATGTAGTGTGTGGTGCTAAGGGACCCAAAGTGAGGAGGCGGGGCGGGGGTGGGCTCACGGCGACCCCGGAAGGGGACCCAAAGGAACGACATGACCGCGCGAAAAAGTCGAAATCCCGAAAACGAAGTGCGAAGTAAATTGCGCAATTTATGTTGGTTTCCTTCTCAATTATGGCCCACCCCGCACGACTTGGGCATGTGGCGATTATACAGTCCCGACTCCGTGCACAGGGCGCGGCGTATGTCCCCGTTGCCGTAGACCTCGACGGTGATGGGCCCCTGCGCACGGCCCGTCGTGCGTGGAACATGCGCGACCCAAAGTCGACCCACCACGTTGTTCTGCAAGATGACATCACATTCTGTGCAAACTTCGTGGAGGCCGTCCGCTGGTTCGCAGATGGCGCCCCCGTGAGTTTCTTTCTGCCCAACCCTCCACCGTGGTTCCGCGGTTCGCAGGCCATCATGCTGCCCGCGGACCTAGTTCGTGGTTTTCTTTCGTTTGATGCGGAGGAGGTCCCGCCCCACGTGCGCCATCTGGATGACGTTGCGCTGAGGTTCTTTCTTCGCGGGCGGGGGCTTGCTGTGCGAGCACCAGTTCCAACATTGGTCGAGCACCTTGGTTCGGGCGGGAGTCTTCTTGCCAGTTCGGTGGCACACTCAATTTCATACCTTGGCGACTCCGCAGTTGCAGAACGACCATCTATGTGAGATGTTTAATCATGGCTCTCGCTCCCCGCACCGTGCGAAACAAGTGGTTCAAGTCTGACGACGGCGTGCAGACCAAGGTCGTAGACCAAGACGAGACGCTCCAAGATTCCATCGACCTCACCGATGAGCTTGAGGAGCACCAGGCTATCACGGCGACGTTCGTCGAGACTTCTGGCCCCACGATGGGCTCGCCGTCTGTGGATGGCGGTGTTGTCTCGTTCACCCACGAGGGTACCGGGACGACGGTCCTCCAAGCGCTCTGTGATTTCGTGGCGTACATCGCGACGCTGACCGCGACGCTGACCGCGGTGCTGGCGTATCGCGTGGCGAACTACGTCAGGGGCGCCGTGTACCCCAACATCAATTTGAACTTCGGTGGTGATGGCGGACCCATCGGCGAGGCCGGCACTTTCCGAATCACGACCGCGTTCGTAACTTACGTCTTGGGGCTTACGGGAAAGTTTGTTCGCGTCACGACTGCCGGCGGCGCCGCGGTGGATCTCGAGCTGGTGTCCGAGGTCGGGGGCTTCCCCGGCCTCTACAATGCCAATCTCCTCACCGCGCTCGACGCTGCGGACGACGGGCTCTGCGATCAGGCTGAGATTTTCGACTCCGCTGCGCTTCGTGATGCGTACTACGCCTCTCTGTTGGAGTCCACCCTCTCAGCTGATATCTATTGTGGCTCTGCTCTGGGGTACGGCGCCGTTGCGGGTGAGGCCGTGACAGTTACGGTCGTCGGGGATACGGTGGGATTGTTGGGGGGAAAGATAATTCGCATTTCGATGCCAAGTGGGGCCGCCGTAGTTGTGGGCACCCTGGTGTGGGACGCTGAAACAAATACCTACTCGGGGGTCCTTATCACAGATCTCCCCGCCGTTGACGACTATGCGAAAGCCGGCCCCATAATTGTTTTCACCGATGCGGATATGTTGGATGATTATAACACCTACTACGCGCTCTACACCACCAAACCCACCAAGACCCTCCGCATCCCTCTACAATTCATCGACCCCTCCCACAGCTCCACGGACTACTAGCATGAGCCCCTACAAATCTGATGCACAGCGCAAATACTTCAACGCCAACAAGGCGCAGCTCGAAAAGCAGGGCGTCAACGTCGATGAGTGGAACGACGCCTCCAAGGGGCAAGAAGTCCCTGAGCACGTCAAGCGCAAGACTCGATTCAGCGTCGGCTTCAAGACGCACACGAAGGGAACCATCTGATGGCTCGCAGAATGCACGGCCCCACGCTTGCTCAGTTAATGCAGGCCCGCTCCACAGGTGACTACGCAGTCTCCACCCCCGGTGAAGTTGTTCCCCCCAAGCACCTCACGGAGGAGGAGGTGGCTCAACTTCAGGCAGAGGTTCAAGCCACGGGTCAGCCCCCAACCCCCCAGCCTGTGCAGCTCGCCCCTGGACAGATGCCCACCCCGCAGCAGCAAGAGGCGCTGTGGGGTCGCGGCGCGCCGGTCGGGCAGTCATCCTATCCCGTGAATCTTGGCGCAAGAATCTCCCCAGAGCAAAAGCAGATGATGCTTGCCGCTGTTCAGGCGCCGCAGAGCCCCGCCCGCTCGGCCGCAGCCCAAGTGACTGCCCCCGTGGCGTCGATGCAGAACGCTCCCGCGCCTTCGCAAGAGGAGGTGCTCCAGGGTTTGATGCTGAAGGCTGCGGAAGCGCGTCCCACGTCCAAAACGTACATGTCTCTCCCCGCAGCGGTGCAGCAGAACTACGGTATTGAGGGCGTCGATCTCGCCAACCTCTCTATCGGTGAGCGCCTCGCGCTGCGCCGCATGGGGGTGCAGTTTCCCGCGCCGAAGCCTGTCCGCCATGCCCCGGCTTCTACGGCGGAAGATGCGCGCTTCAACAACCTGAAAGCGATGTACCAAGGTGGCGGTACCGCATCTCCCTATTATCAGAACGTGGAGCTTCAGGACTACTATCGTGCCTATGGCGCGCCGCCGCTGCTCAAAACTGACCCCGAGGCCAAGAAGATCCAAAAGTTCATCCCGCCGGTTGAGGGCACTTTCGACATCAATGATAATATGATTTACGGTAGTCGTCGCTAGCTCATGTACTCGACCCCCGTCCAGAACCTCAAGAAGAGGCTTGGGCGGCCTCCCAACATTTCTGCCGAGGACGCTGCCGCTGAGCTGTTGAAGCGGCGGAAGGCGCGCAACCACATCGTAAACTTCGCCGAGTACACCCACCCGCAGTGGCAAACGGGCGAGCACCACAAAATCATCTGTGACCACTTGGAGGCTCTCGAGCGCCGCGACATTGAGCGGCTGATGATTCACGCACCCCCACGACATTCCAAGTCAGAGTTGGCCTCACGCCGATTTCCGGCGTGGTATATGGGCAGGCATCCAGGCAACCAAGTCCTGCTGACGAGTTACGGCGATGAAATTGCAGAAGATCTATCCCGAAACGTCCGCAACATCATGCGAGATCCTTACTTTCATGCGCTCTTTCCCGATGTCCAGCTTGCTGCGGACACCACGGCGGCGGGCCGTTGGGAAACCACGGCGGGCGGGATCTTTGTTGCCGTGGGTATTGGCGGCGCGGCGACGGGCCGTGGTGCCCACCTGGGAATCATCGACGACCCCCTCAAGGGACGAGCTGACGCGGATTCACCACGTACTCGTCAGATAATCTGGGAGTGGTATCACGGCGTCTTCCGCACCCGTTTGATGAAGGGGTCGTGTCAGCTTTTGATGATGACTCGGTGGCACGAATCGGATTTAGCCGGCCAGCTTCTTGAGACTGAAGGAAAGTATTGGAGCGTCCTCAATCTCGAAGGCATCGCAAATGAGGGCACGGACCACGAGAAAGAGTTGTGGCCTGAGATGTACCCCATTGAGGTGCTGAGCGGTCTGCGCCGAGATCTAGCGAGCGCCGGTCGTCTTCGCGAGTGGAAGGCGCAGTACCAGCAGAAGCCAACCGCGGAAGAAGGCATCTTCATCAAACGCGAGTGGATGCGAAATCGCTTCGATGAGAAGCCGCCCCACCTCAATGTTTACATAGCTTCGGACTTCGCCGTGACAGAGGCCGAGGAGAACCGTGACCCCGATTGGACCGTGCACGGTGTCTTCGGCGTCGACCCAGAGAACAAGATTCATGTGCTCGACTGGTGGCGCGGTCGCACGACCCCCGACGTGTGGATTGACTCACTCATTGACATGCTGCTCCGGTGGAAGCCGCGAACGTGGTTCGGAGAGAAGGGGCCGATTCGCCGCAGCATTGAGACGTTCCTGACGAAGCGAATGCTTGAGAGACGATGCTACGCCAACATGGAGTGGATTGCGTCGGTGAAAGACAAGGCCGCGCGTGCGCGGTCTCTGCAAGCGCTCGCCTCCATGGGGCGCATTACCTGGCCCAAGAATCAGCCGTGGGTGGATGAAGCGATTGAGAACATCGTCGGCTTCCCCACCGTGAAGCATGACGACGACTTCGACGTCATCGCTCTCATGTGTTTGGCGATTGATGAGGCTCACCCCGCGGTGGTAGGCTCTGTCGCACAGAAAAAGAAGGTGGACCCGTGGAAACATCACCGAGCTCCGAAGTGCGACCAGTGGAAGACAATCTAGTGGAAATCTTTCCGGGCTCTTCCAGCGAGGACGAGCTTCGTCGACTCGTCAAACTGGTCGACACGAGCACCGAGGCTCTCAACGACGCCCGCATTCGGGCGAACCGAGACCGTGACTACTACGACGGCGCGCAGTGGACGGACGAAGAGCTTGAGGTGATGAAGGAGCGGGGCCAGCCCGCGTCGGTATTCAATCACATCGCTCCGAAGATCAATTATATTCTGGGAACCGAGATTGCGACACGAGTTGACCCCGAGACGAAGCCGCGCACGAAGTCCCACGAGGCCGAGTCCGAGGCGTCAACCGACATGCTCCGGTACTACGCGGACCACATCGACTTCAGCTCGGTGCGCTCGGACACGTTCGAAAACATGCTCATCGAAGGCATGGGCGGCTTCATCTTCTCCCCCATCGTGCGTCGCGGGCAGGACGGCAAGCCCGAGGTTGACATCGCCTGCAAGCACGTCGAGTGGGATCGAATCATTTTCGACCACATGTCGAAGCGCCGAGATTTCTCGGATGCGCGGTGGGTGGGCCTTGTGCTGTGGATGGACCTTGACGAGGCTCTCGACATGCCTGAGTACGCGGGCAAGAAGGAAGACCTCGAGGCCGCGGTGTCGAGTAGCACAACGCCTACCTCCACCGAGGAGACGTTCGAGGACAACCCGCAAACGTGGTCGATGAGAGACCCCGCTCGGGTGCGCATCGTGCAACTGTTCTACAAGCGAGGCAAGAAGTGGGTAGAGGCACACTTCTGCGGTTCGGTGTTCTTGATTGCTCCTCGCTGGGTGACGTTGCGCGATGAGGACGGCAATTCGTGGTGCCCACTCATGCTCGCGGCGTCGTTCCGCACGCGCCGAAAGTCGGACGCACCTTCTGAGCCCTATGGCGCTGTGCGCACCATGATTTCGCCCCAGGAGATGATCAACAAGGGCCGGTCCAAAGCACAGCACCTCATGCAGATGCGGCAAATCTGGGCCGAGGATGGCGCTATTCAACTCCCCCCACAAGAGGCTCTCGAGCAGGTCGCGAAGCCGGACGGCTACATTCCGCTCGCCCCCAAGGCCCTGTCAGAGGGTCGCGTCAAGGTTGAGTCGAATATCGAGCTGGCTGCGGCTCAAGTGCAGATGCTTTCTGAGGCGAAGTCCGAAATCGACACCACAGGTCCGTCGATGCCGGCAATCTCGGTCGACCAGCGAGTTCGCTCGGGTCGTGCTGAGCAGCAGCGCGCAGAGGCAGGATCCAAAGAGCTGGCACCTATGTTCGAGTCGATGCGGAAGCTTCAGCGAAGAGCCTACAAGGCCCTCTGGTGGATGGTGAAACAGTTCTGCCCCGAGGAGCGCTGGCTGGCTGTTACGGATGATGCTGAGCGGGTGGGTTACCGATTCGTCGCTCTGAATCATCGGACGACTCGGAAGGCGAGGCTTCAGGAGCTTCTCAAGAAGCAAGTTCCGTTGACTGAGGCCATTCATTCCGTAGGACTTCCCCCAGTTGTGGCCGACGAGCTGCTAGGACAGGCTACAGCCGCCGCGCAGCAACAGGTCCAGCAGCAGGCCATGGCCATGCAGCAGGCGGGGCAACAGGTGCCGCCCGAGGCTCTCCAGAGCATGATGAATCAGTTCATCATGCAGGCGTTGGCGGGTGCTTCGATCCTTAACGTCGAGTTTGTGCAGAACGACGTGAGCAAGTTCGACATGGACATCATCCTGACTGAGGCCCCGGAGACGGCGGTGGTGCAGCAGGAGGAGTTTGACAAGATCACGGAGCTGGTGGGCACTGGCATGGTCAAATTCCCCCCCGAGGTCATCGTCGAGATGTCCCAACTCCGCAACAAGAAGACTCTACGCGAGATGGTCAAGGCTCCTCCACCCGACCCCATTCAACAGGAGATTCAAAAGATCCAGGTCGCACTCATGCGGGCTGACGTGGTGAAGAAGCAAGCCGAGGTCCAAGACACCCTTGCCCACGCGCAGCAGCGCATGGCAGACGCACAGTTCAAAGCCGGCCCGATGGCGGAGAAGACCCACGCGCAGGCGCTTGACCACGCTGCGGCTGCGGGCAACAAAGTGCTGCCTCCGCCACAGCAGATGCAATTGCCTCAGATGGGCGCACCACCGCAAGCCCAACAGTTGGGCATTGGGGTGGGTCCTCAAGATCCTATGACAGGTGCTTAGAGCGGCGTGTAGACGCTGAAGAATGCCTGGACCTTGAGCAGACGATTGCCGGCTGAGGTCTTCGGGCTGGCGTTCTCGACGAGCACGATGTCCTGATCGATTTCAGGCACGACGTCTGTTGCGATGGGCTTCAACGTCGTCAGAGCGCCGGCTGCCGCTCCGTTGAGCCAGTTGGTCTTGGTCAGCGAGCACGCCGCACCACCACCTGCGGTTTGATACTTGGCGATGATGGTGTTGTTGGTGTCATAGCTCGCTGAGCCCCCGCTTACGTTCATCACGGCACCATGGAAGATGATGGCATCACCCGCAGCGAGTAGCCCTTCCGAGACCAGGGTGGCGTGCGGAAGAATGACCAGCGGCGTGGTGTGGTCGATTACCAGTGCTGCGGAGAAACTGGTTTTCCTCGAACCAATGAGTGGGTTTGCCCATGCGGGCACGTCGGCCGCGCTGGGCATTGCGAGCGATTGGTATGCCTTGCCCTTGGCTAGACGCGTCCATACGCCGGCTACGCGCACGAGGATATCGCCATTCGCCTCGCCTGAAAACTCCAAGTCCCCAGCCATGCCCGTTGCGTCAAATCGGGAGAGAATGCTTCCGCCCAAAACAAGGCAGACCTGGGTGTTGGTTTTGTCAAAGTACAACCCATCATCCTGCGCGTAGTTCGCAGGAGTGGTGAGTTTCTTGTAGCGAGACGGATCGAGCTGCGTCATGGCGATATCCTCTGTGCGTTGTTGGTGTTACTCGGTGTAGCCGGCTTCCCAACGAACGACCGTGGTCGTTTCGCCGAAGTCGGTTCCGGCGTCCGTCTGAAACCATACGGCTGGCTGGAATGCAATGTTTGCGGTCATCGTAGCTGCTACGACGGTCGTCGGCTCAGCCCCGTCAACGGTGTAGGTGGCCTTACCTGCGGCGCTGATGAAGGTGCAGTATTTGTGGGTGCCGTTGGCTGCGGTAGTCGAGTCGCTGATGTTGTCGGTGGTGTCGGTGGACACGTCGGTGCCGCCGATACCAGTCTTGGTGGTGACATCCCCAGCGACGAGGCCGACGCCGGCATAGTTGGAGTATGAGGTCAACGTGGCTGTGACGGTCTCAAATCCGATGAAGCCCACGAAGATGATCGCATTACCTGAGACGTCTGGCGACCAGATTTCGGCGCATGTGTAGAACGCGGGATCGGTGCCGGTGATGAAGGGGGCTCCGGTCGAAGCAAGGCGACCTCCACCGAGGAGTACCCACCCTTCGTTGGCGGCGAGGTCGCCCGTGATGTCGAGTCCGGCTGCGGTCATAATTGGGACGATGGTCGACGTGCCGATGGGGTACGACGAGACACGAAACCCGTCAGCGAAGTAGAGCGAACTGGCGACGGTGGAGGTGTCGCCAGCGCAGGTCGATCCGTCGTCGTCAACGCAAGTAACACCCTTGCTGAGCCCGAACTTGGTGAAGTCTTCGTAGAACGCTTTGCCGATTGGTCGGGCGGTGCTCCCGTTTTCAACAATGACCAGGCCTTTACCGTGGGTCTTGTTGGCGTAAATGCCGTCACTACGCCCGGCGAAGGCGTTGGGTGTCTGCCGATAGTTGTCTTGGCTGACTTGGACCTTGGCGCCAAGTGCTGGCAAAGCGAGACAAATACAGAACAACGAACAAATCAACCGCTTCATCTCAATCTCCTTGTTTTGGGTTGAAACCCGATTGCCAATGTTCTAACACTCTTGCACGATACGTTGCAACTGATGTAGTGTGATATATTGCAACCTAAGGCGCCGCCGGCCTCACGGGCGAGGAGAGAACCATGCCAGCAGAACGCAAATTCTTGGAGACTTTTGAAGCGCCGGCCGAAGAAGCATCCGAAACCGTCATCCCGCCCCCGGCAGTAGCGCCGGCACCGGAGACTCAACCCGAAGCACCCGCGAAAGCGGCGGCAGAGGCCCCGACCACGGAGCCGAAGAAGACCGAAGAGTCAAAGGACGACCCCAAGACGAAGGCGTATTGGGCGGCTCTGGCTGACGAGCGCGAGAAGCGCCGCAGGGCCACAGAGGAGACCGCCTACTGGCGAGGTCGCGCAGAGGCGGGCAGCAAGCCCAAGGAAGAGGACAAGACAGAGCAGCAGAATCGCGAAAATGAGTTTTTGACGAATCCGGTGGGGTTCACCGAATCCATGATTCAGCAACGTCTCGCAGAGGCCGTCACTCAAGACCGTTGGGCGCGCTCTATCTATTCGGTGGAGCGTGAGCACAAGGATTGGACGGACAAGCGCGACAAGTTCTTGGGCATGGCCAAGGAAGATCCCACCCTCGAGGCTCGGGCGATGAACCACCCAGATCCCGCGCGCTATGCGTATGAGTACGTCAAGCAACGCGAGACGATGGCAGCCCCCGAAGACCTAGTTTCGTTGAAGGCGAAGATTCGCGCAGAAGTTGAAGCGGACTTGAAGAAAGAACGGGCACTCGCGGAAGCGGGAGCCATCCCCCAAACACTTGCTAGTGCTAGTGGCACTGGCGGCGGCGGCTCGTCGGTCAAAGACCACGATGTCAACGATTTGTTTGAAGGCAAATCGTTCTAGGTCGCAAGGAGATTAGGTCATGGCAGATGTAGTCGTCGCTACCGCGAACAAGGTTCAACAGTGGTCCAAGCGCTTGCTCTACGAGTACGTGCGCGACATGCAGTTGCGCGAACTCATTGGCAAGACTCCGGGTGCCCCCATCCAGATGGTAGAGGAGTTGAATCAACTCCCCGGTCAGGATGTGACGGTCAGTCTGCTCACGAAGTTGTCAGGCGACGGCGTGACGGGTGACAACACCCTCGAGGGCAACGAGGTCGTGTTGGGTAACTACGCTCACAAGATCACGGTCGACCAAGTACGCCAGGGCGTGCGTGTCGGCCACATGGAGCAGAAGAAGACCCACATCGAGTTGCTCACCGAAGCCCGCCCGATGCTCAAGGATTGGGCCATGGCTAAGCTGCGTGACGAAATCCTCGCCGCGATGCTTGTCCCCAACGTCGATGGTCAGACCCGCTATGCGAGTTGTACTGCGGCTCAGCGAAATGCGTGGCTGACAGCGAATGCCGACCGCGTTCTCTTCGGTGTGCTGAAGAGCAATGCCTCGTCCCTCGTCATGTCGACGGCTCTCGCGACCGTGACGACCTCCACGGACGCCTTGACCTATGCGGTCGCCAGCCTGGCGAAGCGCATCGCCAAGACGGCATCGCCGGCCATTCGGCCTGTCAAGGTCGACGGTGGTGGCGAGTGGTACGTGGGCCTTGCCGGTTCGCGCGGCTTCCGAGATCTCAAGAACTCGCTCGTCAGCGTGCACGAGTACGCCGCCGTGCGTGGCTCGGAGAACCCGCTGTTCAAAGACGGCGACATCATGTGGGACGGCATGATCTGGAAGGAAATCCCCGAAATCGCGACTCTGGGCGCGGTGGGCGATACTTCCTGCGTGGTCGACCCTGCGTTCTTGCTGGGTGCGCAGGCCATCGGCATCGGCGTGGGCGAGCGCCTCCACGCCATCGACAATGAGCGCGACTTCGGCAACCTCAAGGCGGTTGGCGTGGCGGAAATCCGCGCGGTCGACAAACTCATCTTCAATGACGTGCAGTTGGGGATGGTCAACATCTTCCACGACGGCACGGTCGACGCCTAGTAGTTCAACCGGAGCGGGGAGGGACGTAGCATAGCGCCCCTCCCCCCTCCTTTCCGAGGAGTGTCTGATGGCTCAGTACATCTACAAGGGTCTGACGGAAGCGGCACAAAAGGAGCTGGTCAAAGCCCATACCGCGGGGCTCGTCCCGCCAGAGAAGCGCGGTCAGCCCACGAAGTACCGCATCGACAAGGAAGACGATGAGGACGTCCGCGAAGCGAAGCGCAAGCTGAAAGCTCAATGGCTGAAAGACCGCGAGAAGGAAGCGGCACTCGAGGCTGAAAAGCTGTCGGCTTCGGTGTCCTATGTCGACGACCTTGCGGGCAAGACCCTGGTCTTCGAGAAGGGCAAGCCCGTCACCGTCACGGATGGCTCGGCTCTTTCCAAGAGACTCGACGCTATGAGCGACAAGCGCAAAGAGCGCTGCTCGTTCGAGAAGGTGGAAGGGAAGAAGTAGCTCGTGGCAACCTGGGACAAATCGGAGCTTTCTACGGGCGCCCTAAAGTTTCTCGGCGTAGCTGCCGCGGGGCAGTCTATTTCCGCCGAAGACGACGCTGACGTGCAGAAAGCGATTGATTCGATCTATGCCCAGGTACGCACATTTGGCATTGCGCCCTTTCCGTTGAGCGCGATACCCGAATGGGCGCAGTGGCCTCTGATGAAGTGGGTTGCTGTAGAGGTTGGCCCACTCTTCGGAAAGCTTCTGCCCTTCGATATTCGCCACGACGCTGAGAAGCAACTTCGTGCTCAGATGCAAGGAGACCGCCCACCGATCCCGGCGAAAGCGAAATACTACTAGTGGGAGCACTGGCCTCCATACCGTTCTGGACTCAGAGTTACGAGGCCCGCTCTAAGGTCGTCACGGCTGAGCGCTTGGAGAATTGGTATCTCGACAAGAATCCCTCGTCTGTGCAGACGAAATTCCCCTACGCCCTCTACCCGACTCCTGGCCTCAGAAAACTCTTCGAGGTGGGCACGGGTCCGTGCCGCGGACTGGTAAAGATTCAGGACGTTCTGTGGGTCGTGTCGGGCACGAAGCTCTATAAAGTTGAGCCTGACTACTCCTACGTTGAAATCGGGGATATCGGGGGCATTGGCGATGTGCGCATGGAGGCATCGGAAGCCGCGGTTCTCATCGCTACTTCAGGCCCCTTCTACGCAGCCGATGTAGACGGCGTGACGGAGCTTCCCCTCACAGGTATTGTGGGACTGGCCTATCAGGACGGCTACGGAATTGCACAGCGCGGGGGTTGGCAGGACTTCTACATCGGAGATCCTACAGACCCCACCCTGAAGACCGGCTGGACTGACTTCTCCACGGCGGATTCTGCGAACGACAACAACGCGGGGTCCGCATCGCTCCATAGAAATCTGTGGCTCTTCAAGCAACGCACCACAGAAATCTGGTATAACTCAGGCGATGCGAGTTTCCCCTTTGCCCGCAGCCAGGGTGGTTTTCTTCAAGTGGGTTGCATGTCTCCCCGCTCGATTGCAGTGGCTGACAACACACTCTTCTGGCTGGGACACGACCATCAGGTCTATATGGCGAATGGGTTTCAGCCTGTGCCCATCTCGCCCCCCACCATCGCACGCATGA